CTTGATAACCAAAACAGCAATGATATTGGCGTTTATATATGGGATGATCTTTCTCACCCCGATAGCCGAAGCAAAAGCCCCAATAGAAACAGGGGTAATTGCACTAGCCCCGCTATCCGTTTTGCCTGAAACCCGAGAGGCAAGAGAAGGAACAGGAAACGTTTCTGTGTTCAAACACGGGAACATTGACTGGTTGCCAGAACTCGCCCTTGCTGCTGGATGGAAACCTGCTCAGTTCAAGAAACTAGGGCACATCATTCTTCGTGAATCAGGTGGATGCCCGAACCGTATTGGTAGTTCAATCGTTGATAAGAACTGCAACATCACGGGATACACCAAGGCGACCAACAAGTCAGACTCGGGTCTGCTTCAGATCAACGGTGTCAATTGGGACTTAAGCCGTAATAAGAACGCAATCGCTTGCACCAAACTAGGCTTTTGCACCCAAGAGGATCTGCTTGATCCGCTGAATAACCTCAAAGTTGGAAGACTTTTGTTTGATCTCGCTGGTTGGCAACCATGGAATGCGTGCAACTGGGATCCAACGCGCTGTTAGTCCCGTAGTGTTTCCTGCTGTCGGGAGGGGAGAAGCCTGACGGCAGGGGATTACTTTCCGCTGTTCAAATAATCTTGTAGAAAATCCCTAGATAGGTTGACATCCAACCACATTCCATATAAACTATTGCATATAAACCAAACAGGAACCGAGGAGGTATCCGATGGCAGCAAATATAGAAGTAAACAAAGACGGAACAGCGAGATTCGCGTATGCGGGTCCACAAACACCGTGGCACCGACTAGGAAAGTCAATGAATGGTCTTCAAACCATTGACGCAATGTTGGAAGCATCCCAAGCGGACTACCAAGTCCTACTTACCAAGATCGCAGTAGTAGACGACGAAGGCAACCTAATCAGGAACCCTGATGGTTCACCCGTGATCGTTGAGGACAACAAGGCGACAGTCCGAATGAACGATGATGGATCATTCACACCATTTGCAACAGTGGGCAATCGTTACGATGTCCGACAGAACCGAGAAGTTCTTGAGCGAGCAATGGCAGTCGTAGGTGCATCAAAGGGTGACGCAGTAATTGATACTTGCGGAGTCCTCAAGGGCGGTGCACGATTCTTCGCAGGCATTGATCTAGGAACATTGGTTATTGACCCAACGGGTGTAAACGACAGGATCGCGCGTTACCTCGTGGTTTCCCACGGACATGACGGTTACTGGCCGATTCGGTATGCAAATACCGATGTTCGGGCAGTATGTCAGAACACCGTGATCATGGGCATCAAGAACGCGGAGCGACTATTCACCGCACGACATACCCGTAATGCGGATGAGTACCTAAACACTGCACAAGAAGCATTGCAAATCTCTACGGATTGGGCAAAGAACTTCAAGATCATGGCAGAGCAAATGTTGACGATCCCCGTCCCACAAGCATCACAGCGGGTGGACAAAGTTCTCAACACGGTCTTCCCAATCAAACCAACGGAAACAGATTCTCAGCGACGCAATCGTGAAGAAATCACAGGAACTATCCGAGCGTTGTACGGTTCACAAAAGAACGCAGGCGGTTACGGTTTCAACGGTTGGAGTATCTACAACTCAGTAGTTGAATATCTTGACCATCACCGAAAGGGCGATGCAAGTGACCGAGCGTTGGCAACCATTGAAGAATACTCGTGGGTGAACAAAGCAAAGATCACAGCACAGCACGCGGTTTTAGAACTCGCATAAATCTCACATCTCCTTGTTGAGGCTTGGATGCCACCCCTTAATCGGGGTGGTATTCTTGTTTTATGGATGAAGGAGAGTGGGACGACCTCAAGGGCGAAAAGATAGAACTCCCACCCGTATCAATACCCAAAGACCTATTAAACGAACTAGCAGAGTTTGTGCAGAACGCACTAGCAAAGGAGAACAAACTTATGAGCCTCACTACTGAAGTATTAGACGAACTGTACCGAGAGATCAACGACGAAGACGCAACCGCCTCACACATCATTTCCTATATTCAACGACGACACCATTGGGATGTGGAACTACTTGCCGAACGCCAAGATGTAGACAACATGCTGATGCAACGGTTCAACATTTTTGACGAGCACATGTGGGACAAAGTTATGAACACAGCAGCGATCTCGGACCTGCATCACGAAACCTACAAACTGTCACAAAAATACATTGCTTTAGCCATCAGGGAAGTGTTGGCTAAGGACGGGACTGCTGAAGAACCTGCGTTCTAATCTAGATCCGAGTCATCAAGAGGGTCGCCCTCAATCATGTCAAAAGTTGCTGTAAAACGAGTTCCTTCTTCGTTGTCAATAGATATGACTTTGAAGCCAAGCGAATCAAGCATCAAATCAGCCACTCCACCCATGTCGTCTTCAAATGTTGCGACTTCTTCGTCGGTTGTTTCATCATCAACTGCGAGGGACACGAGTATTTCCATCAGGAGGTCGCGGACTTTGAGGCGGGTTTCTTCAGGTGTAAACATGGTTGCAATACTAGTCCCGCGTCGGCTATAGTTCTTGTAACTACCCAACCAAAAGGGTTGGGATTTACACTAGGAGGATCCGAAGTGAGTGCATCACCCGTAACGCTGGTTGGGAATCTAACCGCAGAACCAGAACTGAAGTTTCTGCCAACAGGAGTTGGTAAGTTGTCTTTCAGCATCGCAGTAAACCATTATTGGACTGACGCAGATGGCGAAAAACAAGAGAAAACCTCGTTCTTCAACATTGTTGCTTGGCGCAATCTCGCCGAAGACGCAGCGAATGTCCTCGCTAAGGGCGTTCGCGTTGTTGTAACGGGACGGTTGGAACAACGCTCGTGGGACGACAAGGAAACAGGAGCGAAGCGTTCAACAGTTGAAGTTCTTGCTGACAACATTGGTTTGTCGGTTGCGAACATTGATTCGTTTGTACGAAAGCAAAAGGCTGAAGGTCAAAGCGGTTCATTCACCCCGAAGGCAAAGACTGCAACTGCATCTGCGCCTGTACGCAACAAGCCACAGCCGATGGCTCAGGTTCAACTTGAAGAAGAAGAGGCTTGGTAGAAGCGAATAGCCCCGCTATCGGATAACTTCCTCACCAATAAGTGTCACCCGTGAGTGCACTTGGTGAGGTTATTCCGCTGTGATTATCCATCTCGTATCAACTTTGGATGCGAGATCGGTGAGTGCTTTTTTGCTGTCTTCGTTGGTGTTGCACTGTTTGTATAGTTCTATCGTCTCTTCATCTACTGCGAAATCTGTTTCATCTCCGCTTGATGTTGAACGACTTACTACTATGTCTCCGACTAGCAGTTGCCCGAATAGGTAGGACATTGCGACATTCGGTTCTTGCCCGAGTAGTAAACCTTCGTCGTGAACATATGCGTGCATGTCTTTGCGTGAAGGGTGCCGTACGATATCAAACCATCCACCAACCATGTGATGAACCATGATGTGTGCGTCTGTTACGGGAAGGTCAATGTGTCGCACTTCGCCGTTTGCTTTTACTAATAGTGCTGATGTCATTATGACTCCCTGATTGTGTGGTCGTATTCACGGTCTTGGTTTTCAAGACGGATTGGTAGATAGAAATCGTTCATTGTGCGCTTGATGTACGGATTGCGTAGACCCGACCAAGAGACTTTCACGCCGTTAGGAACATACGCTGTGAACCATTCAAATGCTTCTGCGCTGTTATCAAATGGACCGTAGAACTTTTCTGTTCTATCGTATGAAAGCGTTGCGATAAGTGGTGAGTTGAGATAGTAGGTATCTAGATACTCTCGCATCTCGTCAAGTGTTTCAAGAATCATTTAGCCTCGTTCGTTGGTACTGCTATTTGGATAGTGCCTGTTTTGGTGTTGTGTGCAATTACTTTGTCGTCCTGCACGAGCAGGGTGATATCACCCGAATACTCGTAGAAGAAGTCACCGAGGTCTACCGCACCGCATTTTGTATCTGCTACATATTGTGCGTATGCGAGTAGACGATCGGCTTCTGTCTCGTATTCGTCCGTAGGGCGTTCGGGGGGCATTTGTTCTTTAGGTTTACGCATTAGTATGTGTAATTTCCTTCTAACAAACGATTGAACTCCTCGCCGTAATACTTGAATGAATGTGAAGACACACTCTCTGCTAGTTCGTTTTCATCAACGCCTAGTTCAAGGATAAGTACGCTTTCTGCACCCATGGTGTCACGACCGAGGACGCTTACTTCGGTGTCTGCGTCCATCCAATCCACCCGTGTGTGGTGGTGTCCACAGATGTGAAACTGTGGTGTCACCTTGTCAAGTATTTCCTTGACGAGATGTCGTTGTGCGATAGACACTTGAATGTCGTCCTTGTATGTGATCTTTTCACCATTGTTGTACGGTGCTTCGTGCGTCATGAGGATGTCAACGGGTTCGTCGCTGAGTAGATCAACATCAAACGGGTTGATAAGTTCACCTCTCCACCATGAGTCACCTTCTACACGGTCTAACCAATCCACTGAGTACGCACCGCCATAACCCATGAAGGTTGTTTGACCGATTTGGAAACGACATCCACGAGGAATGTATTGCAACCATTCGCTAGGTGTTGGGATTGGGTCGTTCTTTCCGTACTTGTCGGTTAGATCACGAAGTAGATCATGATTTTCGTGGTTGCCGTCAATCCAAAGGAACTTGATTTGTGCTTCCTCTGCGAGTTTTGCTACACGGTTTACGAATTGCTTTCCGAATGGACGGTGCACCCAATATCCGAAGTCGCCCACCGAGATGATGTGCGTTACTTCGTTCTTTTTTGCGTGCGAGATTACCCACTCTGCGTGTCCCATGTTTCCATGGATGTCGCCTGCGAACATTACGACCTGTTTAGTTTGTTTAGTGTTTTCTAGTTGTTTCATATATATAAGTATATACCCGTATGGTTATATTGTCAACCCCACAAATGCCCTATTTTTAGCGGTTTTCGCTGATATATCCCAAAGTAAGGTAGTGTATTCATATGGCTGAAACACCCACCCCACAAGAACTAATCTCCCGAATCCCTGAGGATTTCGTTGACTTGGTCGGTCGCTTCATCGGGGACTCCGACATCAACACCGATTTAGAAGAAGTCAAAGAACTGATGCCCGCTAGTCCCGTTGTGTCGCTAATCGCTAACCAACTAGGCATCAACACTGAGCCCCTCCCAACAAACGAGTTGGATCAGGCAAAAGCGTGGCTAGACGAACAAGCATCTTGGCAAGACAGGTCGGTTGCAGTGCAAAAGAAACTTGCAGAAAAAGCCCCCTTCGGCGAACAAGAAGCACTAAAAGGTGAAATCCCCTTGTGGATGAACGCAAAATGGGCTCCGATGCTGTTATTTCAATGGTCAGACGGATTGCGTGACGCAGTTCTACAAGCAGAAGAATATGTGGAAGAGGTTTTATGAGCGACATCAACGACAACCTAGAAGTAGCGATGAACAAAGTCGCCGAAGACTTGACTCCAACCCGATCGCGTTCTGTTGGGAAGAAGAAAAAAAGTGAAGACGGGACTGAACTTTCTTCAACAGCACAAGAACAGGTTTTGTTCCGCGCTTCAACTGAAGACAAGCAGAAGTGGGAGGAATGCGCCAAACATTTGGGTGTTTCTATGGCTGAGTTCCTTCGTGTTTCCGCTAACGAAAAGGTTGAAAATACAATGGCAGGTTGCGACCACCCATTGGCTTTCCGCCGTTCTTTCCCATGGATGGAAGAATGCCTGAAGTGCGGTGTTCGCCTCCGTAATGACGACCAAACAAATCATCAAAACCGTCGCTAAGCAGTGAAGCCCCGCAAACCAATAAAACGGTCGCCACTCAAACGATCAACTAAACCGATCAGGCAGAAGTCGGCAAAGCGGTTGGTTGCTGATGTGGATAGGCGCATCTTTGTTGCGATGATGCTGAACAAACACCCGTATTGTGTTGCGTGTCCTGTGTTCGCTGAACATGATGGTCTTGTGACTTATGTGCGTCGCCCGTCTCAGGATATCCATGAACTTATCCGTCGTTCTCAGGGTGGTTCTGTGGTGGATGAGGGGAACTGTATTGCTGTGTGCCGTCCGTGTCATACACGAATCGGGGAGAATCCTCAGTTAGCCTTTGACTTGGGGTTAGCAAAACACTCGTGGGAGTGAAAGGGGATTTATGCTGTTACTTATGTGGTTTATGCGACTGATGTGGGTTGTCGCTTTTGTATCAGTTGTTGCGTTGCTGTCTGTACTTGCGATGATGCTGATAGCCGACTTGAAGGGTTCATGGTATTGGAATAAACGGGGTTGGTAATCACCCGTAAGCACCCGTAACGCTATTTGCGTTTACGACCGTGTCTGCGTTCGTATTCAATACCTATGCGATAGATCCATACGCCTGCCACGATCAACACTAAGCCCGTAACGATATTCATTATGCTTTGCCCTTCTTGCAGAAGTCAATGTATTTGGTCATTACGAAGTCTACAAACTCTGATCGTATGGTCGCTTCACCATCGTCAATCATGGTGAACTCAGGTAAACCATTGTCGTTGTAAACATATTTCACACACTTGCCTGCACTACCACCGTGATACCCGTAGGTCGCTACAGTCAATGCTTCTGACACAGGTGTATCAGGGTTGTTCTTATACTCACGCTCTAGATCACCTCTCTGATAACCCGTGAGACTCTCCAACTTTTTGAGACGAACATAACTATCTACAACGATACTTACAGTGTCAAACTCATCTAAACCGTCATTGTATGCGTCACTCAACACTGTAGGTAACGACTCAAAGGGGTGACCATTGAGACCACTCTGACGACATTCAAATAGGTCGCCCTTCTGAAACACAACGAATGACTGCATATCAGTAATGCCATTATCCTCTGTGCATATCTCTGTCTTGCGAAGTTGTGCGATCTTTACGATCTTCTCTGCCTCTATGTCTATGTCCATCATTGTTATACCCGTGTGCTCCTTTTGCGTGTGATCGCACGACATGCTGTCAATGCTTGCTCTCTAGTGTCATGTGTAGACAACGGCATATTGCCACACTGTGTGTCTATTACTAGCCACTTAGTGGAAGGGTATCTATCAGGTGATATGTCGTATCTGTAGTTCATTGTGCTCCTATGAGTAGGACGATCATGGCTATTGCCATTGTTGCTATGCCTAGTAGTGCATCTGCTGTCATGTGTCTAACTATATAACAGTACAGAGTATATGTCAAGTATCCCTACACCCATAGCACCCGTAGCACTAAAAACGATCAAACAAAGAGACCCCAACAAACACACAGGGCTAACGAACAACAGTCCACCTCATGCCATAAGACCTACGCACCGCATTAGCCCTCAACTTACGAGACCTCTCAGGCTCAGGCAACGACTCATACAGAGCAACACGCTGACGATTCTTACGCTCACGCTCATACTCCCTACGCCTCTCACGCTTAGCCCTCGTATCCTCACGATGACAGCGTTGCCACTCCCTATGATCTGCAATGTTTTTGTAAGGCACAACACCCCCTATACAAAACAAAAACAATAAAAACAATCACAACACTTGCAACAACCTCCTCAAAATGCAAAACAAACACAAAATGCAACAACTGCAAAACCCAATACACAGCAACCATCACAAACAACAAAGGCACAAGCACACGCATCACAAAACCCTTACAACATAAGGGTTGTATGACAGTGACAGCAGGTTGCTAAGCGGGGCTGTCAACCTTTTGCACTCTCTCTGTAGCCGGGGGCGGTCATGCGACATATTTTTTGGTTCCGTTTTGTTTTTTAGGTTTATCTGTCTGGGGTCTGTTGGGGTGTGTCTGCGTGGTGGATCATGTTTAGGCAGGTGAGGTATCCGATTGTGTCTAGGAGTGTGTCGTGGTGTAGTTGTCCTTGGTCTAGGTTGGTTCGTAGTCGTGCGAGTTTGACGGAGACCATGAAGAGGATTGCTTCGTTTATTGTTAGTTCTTTTCCTGTGAGTGTTTGGTAGATGTTGATGACTTTTGTGTAGTCGTCTTTTGGGTGTCCGTATGTGTTTTGGCGGTCTTGGTTTACGATTTTGTAGGCTTCTTGGAGGATTTCGGTGCCGGGTGTGGGCGTATTTTTTTGTGTGGTTGTCATGGTCGTTTCGGTTTATTTGTTGAGGGACTGTTGGGGGTCGTTTTTCAAAATTTCGCGCGGCGGTTTTGCTTTTTTTAGGGTTTCGCGTTTTTCTTTGATTTGTGTTTTGTTTGCTTCATAGAATTTGTCGTGGAAGTAGATTGAGGTTTCTAATGCTTTTTCTATTCCTTTGAGTTGGGTTAATTTTTGATATATGCGATCGGTGTCTGGTGCGTCGCCTTTTTCTTGCAGGGTTTTTGCTAGTTGTTTTCGTTGTTCTGTTACAAGTGCGAGGAGCCCTTTCATTTGTGGTTCGCTGACATTGAGGGCATATATTTGGCGTTGCCTTTTTCTCATTTTCTGCTCCTGTTATAGGTTTACGGGTTGTTTAAATAGTTTTTCCATTGTTATTCGCTGTTCTAGCATTGTCCAGTGGAAGGTGTCCATGAAGATGTCGCGTTTTGCTTTGTTGCTGAGTACGCGGATTGGGAATAGTCTTTCGGCTTGTTTGTGAGCCTTTTCTGTTTCTTGGGCTAGGTGGGTGACCCACCATTGTTGGAATTCGTTCATTATGTCTTTCTATAGGTGTGTTAGTTGTTGTTCGTTTAGTTTTAGTCTCGGACCATAACCGTAGTCGGTTTTTTGGGCTTTTGCAAAGAAATTTTGGCGGGTTGTTCCACCGATTATTTGGAACTGTGTGTTTGTGCCTATGTTTTCCCATTGGTGTTTAGGCTGGTTACACCATACGACTATGCATTGTTCTGTGTCGGGTTTCCATAAACCGTATTTGCAGTGTTCAGGGTCGTTGATTATCAGGTCTTTTTGGGATGATGTTTTGATCTCAGTTTTTTTGTTGTTTATGATGGTGTCAAAACCGTTGTCTGCGCCTACATAGATTTCCCAATCTATTTCGGTGTTGTAGTAGCGGGAGATGATCACTTCTCCTGCTTTTCCGAGCATGATGATGCCTTTTTCGGTGGCTCCTGCCGTATATTTGCGGTCGGTTACTTGGTGTTCGTTTTTGTTTGCTTTGCAGAGGTCGGTGAATCTGCGTAGTTGCAGTACTTCTCGGGCGGTGAGGTGCATCAACGGATATTTAGTAGCGGTTTCCATCTCGTTGTAGTTTATCTAGCAGGGGACTGTTTTGCTATCTCCACATATTTTTCGTCTATATCGTATCCGATATATTTTCTGCCTAGTTTTTGGGCTGTTTTTGTGGTTGTCCCTATCCCATTGAAGGGGTCTAGGACGATGTCGTCGGGTTGTGTGGTGAGGAGGATGCAGTTTTCTACTAGTTGTGTTGGGAATGGTGCGGGGTGGATTGTTTGCCGTTGTGGTGATATGTCCCATATTTCGCCAAGATATTTGGTGTCTATGTTGTCACGGAATGTTTTCGGCTTGTCTTTGGATAGCCAGTAGATGTGTTCGGTGTTTGGTAGCAGGTGGTCTTTGCGTATGTTCGGGCTGTTTTTGCGGTTCCATATGATCAGTTGATATATGTGTGCGTTTGTTTTGTGAATGAATTCTGTGGGTAGCCGTGCTTGGTTGTTGTGTCGGCGTGGTTTGTGGTTAAAAAAGATGGATCCGTCTGGTGTGATTACACGGTGTAGTTCGTTGATGATTTCTATTATCCAGTTTTGGTATTCGTTTTCTGGCATGTTGTCGTGGTATTCGTTGTAGTCAATATTGTGTTTTTGCCAGATTTGGTTGCTGTTTTGTGTTTTGCCGTTTTGGATACCTTTTTTGTTGTATGGCGGTGATGTGATGACGGTGTTTATTGTGTTGTCGGGAATTGTTTTGAGTTCTTGTAGGGCGTCCCCACATTTTATAAAGTTGGTCTCCACGCGTTTAAGTTTATCCATCGTGGGACTGTTGGAACGGTTCTCTGTTGACCGTTTTTGCGTTTCGTTTAGTTTTTTCTATATACCATATTGTGTTGGCAAATAGTTTTTCTGCTTCATCTGCATGTTCACCTGAGAGGATCATTAGGTGGGTGTCTGATGTTTTTGGCAGTATGTCAAACGGGTAGCCCTGTAAAGCACCTTCTACATATCGGCTGTTGGACATTTCCATTAGGAAACGCCAATCTTTTTCTTCTTGTGGGGTGTGTAGGGAGTTGAAGTCTATGTATAGACCGTCGTATGGTTGTGCGAGCACTACTTGTGATGCTGTGTTGAATGCGATTCCTTGTGTCCCGATGCAAATGATTGTGTCGCATTCTTGTACAAGGTTTTTGATAGATGGCAGTTCTATTATTCCTGCTTGTTTTGCGAGTGTAACTGTTTCGGGTTTTCTGCTTCGGCTAGCAAAATATGTCTTGTTTCCGTTGGCGTTGAGGGTAAGCGCAAGTGTGCGACCCATTTTGCCGGGTGAGATTATCCCGATATGGTTCATCGCCAAGGTGTGGTGTTGTCTCGCATTTTGTAAAGCGCGTCATTGATGGCAAGGTTTTTCCCGAATGTGTTTAGTGCGTGTATTACTCCTAGCGGTTCAGGGAAGCCTAGTTTTTTCGCGACTGTGTTTAGAGTTTTTTGGTTTATTTCTTGCCAAGCGGCAATGACTGCTTGCGCTCCTGTATTTTTTTCTGTGTAATAGTTATTGGCGATGATATCTACGCCTTGGGTTTCCCACAGTTCTGGATCATGTTTTTCTAGCAGTGGGACATAAGTTAGGTGTGGTTCTGTATTTTCGCTCATCGTATGTTGTTTACTCCTCCGTCAACTACGAGTGTTGACCCTAGAACATAATCTCCTGCCTGCGAGGCGAGATATACGACTGCTCCTGTGATGTCATCTGGTGACCCTGTGCGCCCGACTGGTATTTGCTCTGACGTTTTGTGCGCATAGTCTCGTGCTTGTCTATTCATGTTTGACGGGAACGCTCCGGGGCAGATTGCGTTCATAGAAATACCATCTTTGATGAGGTCTAACGACATTTGGCGTGTCATGTGAAGCAGTCCTGCTTTGCTTGCATGGTATCCGTATGTTCTATCTCTGTCTATTGACAAACCATTTATTGATGAGATGTTAATTACTTTTGATAGTCGTTTATTGGTTTCATATGATTTTTTCAAAAGTTTGTGCATGCGTTGTGTGAAAAAGAGCGGAGTTTTCATATTCAGATCAACAACTTGATCCCATTGTCTTTCGCTGAACTCTTCAAATGATGGTGCCCCACCACTGATGCCAGCGTTATTCACAAGGATGTCTATATGTTTTTCTGTTTCTTCTATTTTTGAGACCGCTTCGTCTATCCCTTCAAGTGTAAGCAGATCTGCTTTTATGAAGGTAACTCTTGTTCTTTCAGCAACAGGCTCATGAACGGATATGTCGTACACTCGGTCGCATCCGTTGCCAACTAGCCCTTTAACAAGCATTTCGCCGATTCCGCTTGACCCACCTGTCACAACAGCGACACGACCGTCTAGTGAAAAAATGTTTCTCATCCGCGGATTTCCGATACACCGCCGTCTACAACTATGTGTGTTCCAACACAGTAATCACCAGCACGGGAAGCAAGGTATGTGATCGCCGCAACGATGTCGTCTTTGTGCCCGAGGCGTTTTGCGGGAATTCGTTGTGTTACTTGAAGCCTGTTCGCTGGGTTCACCTCATTGGGTGTTGTATTGAACAGTCCGACAGTGATTGATGAAACAACAATTTTATGGCGAATGTATTGCACAGCAAAAGATTTTGACGCATGGTTAATCCCTGCATTGCTTGAACTGAAAGCAAAGTTCGCTACCTGTGGCGGGTTTATTCCGTCAACCGTGGAAATGTTGATTACTTTCCCGTACATCTGTTCTGTTGAGATGCTTGTCCCCTCGTCAGGGTTCGTTGACGCTTTGAGCAGGGGAAGGAATTTTTCGGTTATTTTGATTGGTGCTTCTAGGTTGTATTTTATTACCTCTTCCCAGCCTTCAGAGTTGTAAAGGGAAGAGTTGACAAGAATGTTGATGCTCGGTTCAAGGGCGCTAATTTCACAAAAAAGTTTTTCTCGTCCTTCTTCGGTGGTTATGTCGCACTGTATATGAATAATTTTTTTGTAGATTTCATCAAGTTGTGATTGCTCTTCCTCGTCCAAGACTGTGCGAGGGGTGCATGGTTCCTTGTCGGCAACATAGACGCGTTTTGCACCTTGTTCTGCCAAACCTTCGGCAATCATCCAGCCGTATCCAGTGAGACCACAGGTAAGCAGGGCAACACGGTTGTCTAAAGAAAATAGTGTGCTCATTGTTTCTCCTATTTGTTTTGTATCTGTGATCCTAGTGTTTTTTGCTGGTTTCTCCAGCGTTCCAACCCGTTGGTGTTCATATTGTGTCTTCTCGCTTTTTCTTCTTGAAGACGGTTATTTCTGCCAAGTACCATCAACGCGTGCTGTCCAATGAGGGTGATGGTGTAAACATATTTAGCAAAACCGTAGGTATTAGTCGCTGTTGGGTTCGGGTTCTCTCTCTTATCTAGATAGCCGATTCTGCTAAGTGCGATTAAATCTGCGTCCAATTTTTTTCGCGACACATTTCCCAAAACAAAATCCCTGTAATCAACCGAAGTGAAGGAGTCCTGTTTCCTGAATCGTGCGTAACAGAGAACCCTGTAAGCCCCCGATCCATAACGAAGGTATCGTGAAGGGTTGTTCTGTGGGGTGTTATGCATGCCATGAATTTATCTGGTGTTAGTCTGTTTCTATGGAGTTTTCTTTGGAATCACACGAAATTGCGCCTTATATTCGTGTTTACACAAACCTGTTTCCAGATGTTGCGGAAGTTCTTGAGGTCATTTATGAGCACGAAAGAACTACCACCAAAGATCCTGATGCGCCTCGCTATTTTAAGCCTTACAGGAATTGGTATACGTTCGGTCGGGTAACAGATACCGAAGAAAGTTCATACCAGTCAAATAGCGAAGATCCCAATTTTATTAGTCAAAAAAATCTTGCAAATAGAATAATTCAGGGCAGAGAACTGATAATAAAAGATTACTGCAAAACATATGGTGTTATTGAACCAGAAGGCTCAGATTTTCATATTCAATCAGCGGTCAATTTCGGGGAATACGAACCCGATTTTGAAATGGATCACGACAAGAGTATAAGAACGGAATCTATATACGGAATCCAAAAACCGCTGGCTATGAACTACCACACAGATTTTGAAATAAAAAAGATGTGCCGTCCTGAAGTCAATTTTTTGCTGACTTGCAATTTCTACTGGAATGACGATTACGAGGGTGGGGAAATAGTTTTTTATAGTTCTGCTGGCTTGATCTCGTATAAGCCAAATGCTGGAGAGGTTGTTATATTCCCCTCTGGTTCACCCTATTTCCCTCTTGATGGTGACTGCTATTTCCATTGCGCAAATGCGGTCAAGAAAAAAAGAAAATACTTTTCACGCAACTATTTAATGTATAACCATATACCCACAGAAGAAATGCTTTCCCTTGAGAGCGCATACCCAAGGGGTCATAGCCCGCGTGGTCCTGATAGTTTCTATGACAGTTTGTTTAACCAACTCATGATTGATTATTCAAATGACACGGTTTCTGTTCACCCAATTATCAAAAAACTGTACAAAAAATATGCTTCAGACGAAAAAATAACCGCACGGGAAATTGAACTATTTGACTAATAGTTGGCGTGTGCGTCAACAAAGTTGAGAACTCGTTCGGCTGTTGTCTCTCCGTCTGTGCCGGGATCGCTTTTTAGCCAGCGAATAAAGTCATACCATTTTCTTTGCTGATCAGGGCTGTCAAATACAAGGGTGTATTGAACAATAGTTTTTGAACCGTTAGCAACCACCGACGGCGCGCCCTGAGTCACTGCTTGCTGTATGTCTGTGCCCTTAGGCGCAGTAAGCATTGTTTCGCCGTTTTCCATTTGTGTACTTATAACGGTTGGGTTGCTTGACGGTTCTATCGTTGCTATTGGTTGAATAACTGGTGCTTCGTATGGCGCATCGTCTTCTTGGTAGTAGTCGCCTTCCATGGCGGCTAAATCAAATTCGTCCCACCCAAGAGCGTCTATGAGGTTGTCGTATTGTTCGCCAACTTCTCCGAGTAGTTCAAAAAGCATATTGCTGTCCGTAGTGCCAAGTTCGTTTGTACGGTTATCGGCTAGGGCATAAGCGATTGCGCTTTCTGTATTTCCTTCAAATTTTACGCATGCGATTGTTTCCCACCCAAGTTTTTTCGCTGCTTCATACTGATGGTTTCCAGCAATAATTGTTGATGTTCCGTCAGTGTTGTCTTTGATTACGATCGGTTTTACTTGACCAAATTCACGGTATGACGCAACGATTGCATCAATGTTTCCTTTGCGCGGATTATTTTCAAGGTGCACAAGTTTTTCTAGCGGTGTTGCTAGGTGTTCTATGCTTTTATGAATACCTGACATTTAGGCTCCTGTTTGTATGCGAACATTGGCGTTCAATGTTCTGAGTGCGTCCAAAGATGTCCGCACGGTCAAAAGTTTTTCTCGTTTAGATTTAACTAACGCTTCGCTAATCTTATACGAGTACGCTTCGTCTGAAAGTTTGTAGTCCGCCCATGCTTCGCGTTCCTTGATACTGCCCTTGGCGGCTAGGTACTCTTTAGCCCAATTCCCCTTCATGAGCGCATCTTTTTTCGCGGCGTCAACTGCTAGTACTTCAAATGCTTCTGTTTCTTCTTCAAGCATGCCTAGCAATCTCATGATTTCCGATTCAATCTCTACTTGGGATATTGGTTGTGACCTAGACATTTTGTTCTCCTGTTATTGCCGTGAAGTCGCATTTTTTAAGTGCCAAAAATTGATCTTCATTCCATTCGTATTGCGATAATCCCAAATAGGTCAGTGTCATTTGTTCAAGAATCCAAGCATCACATCTATCATTGCCATCACCACCAGACCAGATTATCCCCGTTTTAGCCGAGATCGCTGACATGACTTCCGATTTCCCTGAGTTCCCTTTCCCTGTGGCGAATTTTGCTCTACAGGTTGGAGGTATGACGACTATTGGGATTCCGAGTTCTCGTAATGCGACTCTAATAACTCCACCTAGTTCACCGATGGAGTGGGCTTGCGAGTGACGGGAGGCGTATGAATATCCCTCAATGGCAACTATTTTTACTTCAGCCTCTTGGGCTAGTTTTATAATTTCGTTGCGTATTTCTAGCAGTCGTTCGGATCCTTTGTTTTTGGACTTTATGCTTGTCGTTAGTCCACCGATGCTCACTCCTGTGCTTGTGAGTGAAAGATCTAAACCCATTATTTGCGCCACATTTTTAAGGTTACTATAGTTTTATGGATCGTATTTTTGTTGCAATTCCGTCTTTTCAGGAAGAGGATCTCGTCAAGACCGTTGACAGCATTTTTGAGATGGCAGACGATCCTGATCGTGTTTTCGTCGGTATATGTAATCAGCGTTCGGATAGAAAGGATTTTGAGACTTTTGACTGTTTCGGCGATCATGTTCGTGTCGTTGATTTGCGTTCCCCGTTCCCGCTTGGTCTTGGGCATGCCTATTACCTTGCATCTCAGTTGCTTCAAGAAGAGGAATTTGTTTTACGTGTAGACGCCCATACAAGAATGAAAGAAAAATGGGACTCGGTACTAATTGAATATTTTAGAAAAATAGAGAAACAAGAAAATACAAGCAAATTAATATTAAGTCATTTAACTGGTGGATTTTATAAAATAAACTTACATAAGGAAGATTTTATAAAATCTGAGTCTGAGGATATTTGGGTGCATGAAAAAGAACCCCCGAATTTGGATAGTTGGATGGACAGCCTTGTTTGGCAGTTAAACAAGTTCGCCTTAAATTCCGAGCATGAAAAACAAACAGACTATTCTTGGAGTGAATCCGATTTGGAAAACGGATACAAAGAAGTCCACATGATTTCTGGTTCCTTTCACTTTTCAACAAGAGACTTTCTGTTTGACTGCGAGGCTGATCCGCGACTATTTTTTTGGGGCGAGGAGCACGTTTTAGCAATGAGGGCATGGACTCGCGGATACCGTATATACGGCATGAAAATCAACACGCAGTATACGAGTGGCAAAAACGGTGCATATCTAGAATCTGTGGGGTTGGACGATTGGCGCAACAAAGTCAAAGTGGAGCAATGTAACAAACCAAGAACGCTGGGTGGAAGTCAAATGGATCACCATGCTTCAGTGATCTTAAAAGGTGAAGAACTTGGTTTCTACGGTGCAAAAGATAAAGAATCATACGATGCGTACATGAGCAAAATAGGTTTAGACAGATTTGCCCGTGATAAATAAAAAATCTGCGCCACAGAAGACTATTCTCTCCATTGACAAACAAGGCGCGTGGGGTGACGTCTCTTATTATCACAAACTTGAATGCGGACATATTGAAGTCCGAAAAAGGGCGTCATCTGCACCGAAAATTGCTTGCACTTGGTGCGTCATCGGGGAGGAAAAGGGAAGAGAACTCAAAGCATTAACTATCGTTCAGCCACCCACCCTTGAAGAGGTGTGGGATTTTTATGATGAATCAATAAATGAGGAAGTTAATGTTGCTCAACTTCGGGCAGGGATTGCGAGTTCCATAGGTTGTCCACAGGACAGTGTTGAGGTTGTGTCAGAGGTGGGCGAAGACAACATTCTTCGCGTGAACTATGTGACAGTTTTTTTAGATATTGAACTTGCAAAGAAAATTGGGAAATACGAGAAAAACATTTGAACTCCCTGACAGGGGTTGTAGTGTTAGGCGAACATTACACGGATAACAAGTCAACTCGGGGGGGATTTTGGACACTCAGGATATAAGTGACTTTTTTGATACGAGCAAAGCCTCGTGCAAGGGGAAAGACATCACCTTGTTCTATCCAAATCTGCCCGCTGGTCAGCATCGCAAAGATGTTGAATTAGCAAAAGAGATGTGCAAGGAATGTGAAGTCGTTGAGGGTTGCCTAGATTATTCCCTCCGCTATGAACCGCTTGGAGTTTGGGGTGGAAAAAGTGAAATTGAAAGAGAAATTCTGAGACGCCAGCAAAAAATAACTTTGCCACTTGATCGCAGGGCATCACCCACTGTCCGAAGGTCGGTTAACGCAGGAAGAGTACAGAGGATTATTAATAGATTAGACTTAGCAAATGAGTAATGCTTCTGTCCCACAACATGTTGACAGGTTCCTCTCAAAACTGAACGGTGTCCGTCCTACAAGTAATGGCTGGGAGGCTCGTTGTCCATGCCGTAACGACGATAACAATCCATCGCTCTCTGTGGGCTTAGGAAATGAAGACAAAATTCTACTTACCTGCCATCGCGGGCAGGGCTGTTCCGTTGATCAGGTTTGTCAGTCGGTGGGGTTAAAGTTGGCTGATCTTTATCCTGAAAAGAAAGAGGAACGCAAACTTTCTCTTGTCGCTACATACGATTATCGTGACGAAAACGGGAAACTTCTTTTTCAAAAGCAACGGTTCGTGGATCAGTGGGGAAAGAAAACTTTCCGACAAAGACGACCAGACCCTGCCAATAAGGGCAAATACATTTTTTCTTTGGACGACACACCAAAGGTTTTGTATCGCCTACCCGATGTCCTCCACGCTAAAGACAATGGAGAAGTGATTTGGCTTGTTGAAGGTGAAAAAGATGCTGACAATATGGTCGCTTTGGGTTTCTGTGCGACAACACCACCAAACGGTGCGGGCAAGTGGCTTGACATACATACTCGCGCATTAGAGGGCGCTCAGGTGTGGATTATTGCGGACAATGACAGTGTAGGTAGAGACCACGCAAAAATGGTTACTAAAACACTTGAACAAAACGGATGCACTGTTGTCAGTTGGGTTCCTCCAAATAATTTTAAAGATGTATCAGAACTTTTAGGTGCTGGTGGAACAATTGATGATCTAGTTGAAATGAAAGACTCCGAACCTTTGGACGACATAGTCCAACATGAAGAAGAGGAACAACAAACCGAAGCGATCGTTGAAGCGACGACACCACTAGTTGCGCTTGCTGAAAGATTGAATTCCCTGTTAATCCGTGAGGATATTTCGGAGAATGTTCGCTTAACAAAAGCATCAATGCTTATCGGCTCATTTGGACGTGAAGATGAAATTGATAGGGGAAGACTTGTCAATTGGTCGCAATTTTTGTTGGAGACCGAGAACGAAGACTATGACTGGATTATCCCTAATGTTCTTGAGCGTGGAGAGCGAGTAATTGTTGTAGCCGCTGAAGGCGTCGGAAAAACAATGCTCGCAAGACAGGTGGCGATCTGTAGTTCATTCGGCATCAACCCATTCACCATGTCTCGCATGAAACCCATACGAACATTAACTATTGACCTTGAAAACCCTGAGCGAATCATTAGAAGAACTTCGGCGAACATCATGGGTGCAGCGCGCCGTCTTGGCTATTTGGACGGTGAACCTGAGTGTCATATCCTGATTAAGCCGTCAGGTGTTGATTTGATGCGTCCGTCAGACAGATCAATTATTGAAGAAGCAGTTGAGACCATTAAACCTGATCTAATTTTGCTCGGTCCGATCTACAAATCTTTTGTTGATCCGGGTGGCAGGACATCGGAATCAATCACTGTTGAAGTAGCCAAATACTTTGACATGTTGCGTGATTACTACAACTGCTCATTGTGGCTTGAGCACCACGCCCCATTGGGGACATCTTCTACCACTAGAGATTTGCGACCGTTCGGTTCTGCCGTGTGGTCACGCTGGCCGGAGTTCGGTCTATCTCTGACTCCTGACCCAACGGCTGTGGGGGATTATGTCTATGATGTGCGACATTTCCGTGGCGCGCGAGATGTACGGGAGTTCCCGACTAAAATGAGAAGAGGGAAAATCTTCCCATTTGAAGTTATTGAATTTATGAAAGCATCCTGACATGGCTGAAAAAGGTTTAACTAGAGAATTTCTTGCCGAGCGTGACTTGCGTATTTTCAAGATGCGTCAGGCTGGTGTTCCAATCGCTGAGATAGCACGCAGGTTCGGGGTCGGTACTTCCAATGTTTCCAACTCAATCCGAAGGCAACTTGGCAAGTTGAATCAGGAGGCTTTGCTGGCTTACCCCGAGGTTCTTCAGATGGAACTTGAGCGTTTGGATGCTCTGCAATCCGCAATCTGGCCGTTAACACAACACCGAAAACAAAAAATGGACGACGGCACAGAGGTTTCTATTGAGCCAGATATCAAGGCTGTGTCTACTGTTCTTTCTATTATTGATCGTCGCGCAAAATTGTTGGGTATGGAACAAACGAATGTGAATGTTCAAATGGATGTTCGCGATGCTTCTCCGTTGCGGGCTGTTTTGGCTGGCGCACCGGGTGTGGTTCAGACGGAGAAGTTTGATTCTGAGGCTGAGGCTAAGAAACTTTTGATGCTTATGAGCGATGCGGGAATTATGCCTCGTGAGACAATCAAAGAATTGCTCGGTGATTTGTCTGCGTTGGGTGAGGGCGAAGATGATATTCAGGATGCTGAAATAGTTGATGCCGAAGAATGATTAGTATCACAAAAAGAGATTGACACTATCTAATTTCGTAAAACGATAGTTTCTTGCAGTTGATCGCTCGCAGAGATGGCATCATGTATTCCTATGATTATTGCATTTCTTATTACAGCGGCGATCGTTGTTTCAACTCACTCATTCCTGATGAATTCCATTGATAAATTTGACCGTTACGGCGATACTGGCGGTTCATTCCGCGAATGGACAGAGTTTGAAAAACAGAAAAATCCGTTAAATTTCTAATTACCTTTTTCTGTCGTAGTAATACCCTGAGTTTTTCCATTGTTTAACGTTTGGGTCACCAAGCAGTGAGGTCATATTCTTTTCGTATCCTTCGTCAACTGCACCTTCATATTGCTTTGAGTTGCTGTAGTGACCGATGATCGCTTTTCGTGTAATTTGTTTATTGGTTGGTATGAGTGCACGGTGAATTAGATTCCCATGCCAAATGAGAACATCCCCTTTTTCGGCAAGAAATGTAAAGTGCTGAATTTCTTTGTGATCTTCAATCTGCCGTTCTATTTCGTGGTTAAACCACCTGCCGTCTCTAATCTCACCATTATTTTCACCGAAATAAACTGAATACTTGTCAATATCCCACTTGTGCGATTTGGGTATGAGTTGGAATGGTCCTGATTCGGGCAACACATTTTCTGATGCAACCCAAGCACCAATATAGTTATTGAATGCAACTGGGTTGGATAATGTTGAATCATGATGCCAAGGTTTTTCACTGCTCATAGCCCAAGTGTCCACGCGATGAAGAGCAACGGCAAGTTCTAATTCAACAAAAAATTCAGAAATAATTGGACTGCACATTATGTCCATTACTTCGGGATGTTCTAGGTGCTCTGACTCTTTATCCCACCCAAAATTATTTCCATATTGATCAGTTTTGTCGGAGTTTTCTTTATCCCATGCACAATTGTATTCATCTATAAGACTTTCGCTTATAGCCTTTTTGAATACCACATAACCATTTTCGTGGAAAAAATCTATTGGTTCCATTTTCTTATTTATACATCGTCCCTATAAAATATTTCAAATCCGCAGTGCATTACTGCTGAGGCAAGTGTACCAAAGTATGTTTCTCGGTCTAGAGATGAGTCAATCGGTTCCTGTTTTAGTTTCAACGACGCTTTTAGCGCTGCGGGGTATTCAATATCGCGCATTGCTTTCCCGCCATTAAACCAAAGCACATCGCCGAAATCAACTTTTCTTCCTAGTTGCACCTTGTATGGCATCGCCACAAAAATATGGTCGTCAAGTGTTAGGTGGGTAAAAGATACGCATTCTGTTACTGGTGAGTCTTTTAAAGCAAAAAGTTGTGCGAGGTTTTCACCAGATGTTTCGGCTGGAGCCATTGAGCAGTATCCTTCGGCTGCGATGGTGAATTCTGTGATTCCCCAACCACGACGCATGATCACGGAAGCCTCTATTAATGATCGGATCCGCTCATCTTTAGGTATGGAGAAAGTATTTTTAAGTTGAATTATTGTTGCCAACTCATTATTTTTCCACCCAAATATGTTTATATTTAAATCGGAGCCAATTCCATCTTCTTCAATTAAAGAAGTTTTTGCAGTTTTGATTGACTCGGCGCATAGCGCTATTTTGTCAAATTCTGTTTCGTAGAAGCCTGTATACATGTTAGGAAACCCTACTGTATGGTCACTTCGCCAAAATGATGGGGTTGCATTTATGCTATTTATTTTGTACTAGTGTTTTTTCTATGACATCAAAACAACCAAAAAAATCCAATAAAAAGAAGGCTCCCGTCAAGAAGGCGTCTGCAAAGAAGACTCCTACAAAGAAGACTCCTGCTAAAAAGGCTCCTGCCAAAGAGGCATCTGGACTGAAAACTAAGGGACTTGTCGCTGCTAAGGATCCTTATTTGTTGGCAAAAGTCGGTGAAACGAAAGAACAATTCGCAAATGCCGAAAAGTTCATGAAGGTCATGGCTGAACAGACTGCCGTCATCAGAGTTAATGATGTGAAATCTTTGCCTCTTCGCAAGAAAATGCTTGCGTGGTTCAAGATTAGCAAGTAGTCTTAACCCCAATGAGGGGTTTACGAGGGGAAAAATGACAAACGAAGAAACAGTGCTGCCATTTGTTATTGATTCAAACATTCTCCTTGGTGATGTAC